GTTTTCCACTTGGGCCGTTACTTTTCTTTTTTTCCGGTGCTGGCGTGATCACTGGAGCAGGAATTGTGCGAACTGGCTCAGCGACGACCTCTACGCTTGGGCTTGGTTCTATTTCTGGCTCCACCTCTTCTGGGATTTCGACGACCGGTTGTCCTTTTGGGAGCTCGACTGGTTTCTGCGTAGCACTACAACTTATATTTTTGTGACCATTGAAATCGTAGCAAGCCCATGTCCAACCAGTCTCGGTTTTATCTGGTGCGTGACCTTGAGGAGATCCGATACCACATAGATCATCCTCCACGAAACCAGAGAAGTCCTCGATCGTCTGATTATTCAGAACTCCACACGTTGCATCACCGATGTACGGCCCATCAGATGCCTCCGCTTTCTTTACTATAGATACCATTGCGATTCCAATGGCGATCAATAGCACAAAGACTAAAACTTTATTCATAAACTATATAAAACTAATTACAACTGCCGGACATTTTTGCTTACATGACAATCAACTCCTTTCTATTTTAATTTTTACAACCTACGACGACGTTCAGTTATGTCATAGTGAAATCCTATTTGCCAAGCGCAGTACAACCACCATGACATTGCGATAACATGAAACAAAGAAAACCAATAGTTACCACTACCCAAATCACGACCTAAATTCACGCCGATTGTCATAGCAATAGCAATGAAAGCTACCATAATATTAAACTTCATATTCAAATCCTATTTTTTTAATCATCTTGATGTGGTGCGCTACTTGCTGAGGGTGCTTGACCCCAATGATCAGTGCAACATCCCTCAGCGATAGCCCCTCCAATTTACCGCAGTTGTGTAGCTTGCGGATTTTGTTGCGTTTGAGTTTGGACTCCTCCTTTGCCAGTTCCCCACGAGTTATCATATGCTTTTTCTGTTATATTACTTGTCGCACCTTTCAAGTCTTGAAAGAAATTTCCTTGATATTTCTTGGGTGCTAACTTCAGAAAACCATAGACTGCAGACCCAACGATCAATAGGATGAGCAAGATCCAGAAACGGCGCATCCATGACTTTCGCCTCCGCGCACTAGCATCTATTTCTTTCTGTAGGTGATCGACCATATCCTTAGAGACTTCTTTCCACTCCTCAAGCCCCTTTCTGACATGTGGCTCATTGAAATGTTCAGACCCAATGCCACTAGCCAGTTTCTCCTCATCATGACTAGCTGCTTCTGCAATTGTCATACGACGACCATCGCGATAAGTTGTAGTTGCAGTGTCCACAGGGTAGTCAACAGGCTCCGTGAGTCGAGGGTTCTCCTCCTGCTCATTGGCGCGTTCCGGGAGAGGATCCACAAGACTCGGAGCCTCAGTATTTACGACCTCCTCCTTGGTGTGGAAGTGCTGGACAATCGATACGCTAGTCGCCTCAATTTTCTGATTCAGCTTTGGTATATCGATCGTTTCTGGTTGGCCATGAACCATGTCCATACTGTTTTTTTCATTACTCATGTGCTTTATCTTTACGTTTTAATACTCTATCTATTGTATCACCTGATCGCGTACGGCCATGATCTAGCATGAATAGATCGCCGGACTTTGCAAGGATAGGAACGCTATAGTTTTTATGCATTACTTGACCGCTCATCTCCATGAATTTGAATATCCCTCGGCGGAAGTAAGATGGGTGCAAAAAGCATGCAATTTTATGTAGGTCGTAATCATCGTTCTCTCCCTTGATAACATGCTTAATAACTAGCATATAAGGATCCACACTTTCGTCACGATACTCATTCATTGCACCGGCAATCCACATAACTACCCGGATACGCAACCCTCGCCTTTCGTACGCTTTTAAGTAGCCGATCAACTTCGCCATATTCCTCAGTACAACTTGAGGATTTACCCTGTGGTCGTAGGATCCTAGAACATCTATCTGGATCACTTGCTCGTTTTGGTAGACCTCCTCACTGTCGAGGAAACACTCCGGCACGCCCTCCATGAACTTGCCAACATCTACAGCGAGTCCAGTCTCACGAAAATAATACTCAGGCTCCTCAATCTCCAATTGCTCTATCCGCTCCAAGTCCTTGCTCATGCTCTCAACATCTGAATCAATACCGATGCCGCTATCGAAGATATTGACCATGTGCTGAAATGAATTTGTGCCAGACCAGATGCGCAACTTGCGATCTGTCATTTCTGATGCGTTGTGGCAATTTTTATATGGCGACACCTTACCACTGTAATACTTCATAAACTCCACCGCGTCTGCCAAGGAAGATACCTCGTACTTAAATACTCGATTCTTATCCAATGGCACTCCATCCACCGCTACCGCGATTTCAGAATGAGAGATGATCGGCTTGAACCATTTGTGATAGGCTTGCCGGTCTTCTCTAAACTTCATCATGGAGATTTCTATTAATGAACTTAGTGGTGTCATCATCGGATCCCTTTTGAGCAACCATCTTGATAACATCGTCCTCCTCAAATTCTAGCTCAAGCAACTTACTTCCTTGGATCGCCATACGTGGTGTTACCAAAAGACTCACACTGCTATCAGATACCGCATCACGCAGATTGCGAACCTTTGTGAGCCATCCCTCATTAGTAGCAATCGTCTCCTCAAGCACCTCATCGATCTTCCAATTGAGAACTACGAAACGATCCAAAGTGGCCGCATCTAACTTGTTGCGCCCAACGTACTGCATATCAGAGCCAGTGCCGAACGTGTTGGCTGTAGCGACGAAACGGAAGTCTTTGTGGCGGTGTACCATTTTGTCACCGAACTCACAGAAACCATTGGAGATTGCAGAGTTGACCATAACCAGAACATTCGGATTACCGGCATCAACCTCATCCATGAGAAACACGCCACCGCCCTCAAACGCCTTACGGAACCCACTCGCTTGATAAACACCATTCGCGTCAATGAACCCCATGATGTCTGACTTGGTCGTTTGCATACCTACAGACATAGCGTGAAATGGAATCTCCAGAGCTTCAGCAACTTGCTCACAGGCGGTCGTCTTTCCTGCTCCCGGGATCCCCACAATCATCACTGCCATATCCGCGCTAACAATCTTGATCAGGTCGCCAGTTTGCGAATGAGTCAATCCGTCAATCTTTTTGATTTCGCCGTCCTTTTTGATCTCCAACGTCTGCGGAATGTTTGCCTGCCTAACGAACTCAGTCACTGCCTCTTTGCGCAGATCATTGTCAGCGACAAAATCCTCCACCAAACTATCTAGAGCGTTGCGGAATGATTTATCAACCTTGTCGATGGTAACGCCACCCTCCTCAAGAGCTCGAACCAGACCATTTACAACCACCCCCTTGAAAATACCCTGCTTCTTTTCTTTCTCTTCCTTAGCCATTTGATTTATGCTTAAAAATTGTATATTGCGTCTTCGTATTCCTCGACATCGTCATTTTGTATTCCACCAGACCTGCCAGCTTCAGCTCACTGAGACGAGCCTGCGCCTTGTAGCTCACCCAGACCCATGAGCCATCGAGCATATGCTCTCCGGTGATGTTGCCTGCGTTCCACCACTTGCGCGGATCCTTGGCGAGAATACGCATGATAATATCTTTTTGCGATCCCTCCTTAAAGTCTACTTTCTGATTTTTGTCGTTGAATAAATCTCTTTGCATATTGTTGTTATTTTTTTGGTTTGATGTCTAAAAGTCCAAGTACCATCCTGCCATTTGAATCCTGACCGGGTACCATGAGTGGTGAACCTTTTGGATTGTCAGGGTTCTTTACACCATAAGCGGCCACATCATTCAGGAACACGATCTCTCCAATGTGTTCTGCCCCACACGAGGGATCAGGGCAATGAAACGTGACAAGATCCCCTGCCTTGTATACGTTGCCCTCATAATTAAACTCCAACATAATCTATAATTTACTCTTGCTTATCATACCGATCTTTGGTTGCCTCTATCCTTTTTTGAATATCTGGATCTGGCAACTTACTCGCCTTAGCACTTGTAACCTTGTCGATTTGCGACTGGACGATGTGCGCTTTATTGATGAGAACATCCTCGCCCTCAAAATTACTCGTGATCAGTATTTGCCTTTGATCTTCGAGGACTGCGGCCAACTTCTCCTTTGAGAGAAAAATAGGATCACCCTTTGACATCATCACTTTAAACACGTCCAACTTCATACTTACCACCTCCTCTCTCTTGCGCCCAATCTTTCTTATTTTTGAACCACCGATCTAGGCGTCGCCGGGGGTCAAATACGGTCTCTTTTTGCCATCGCATCTTTTTGCCGTTGGGACTTTTCTCCGTCCAGTAGTCTACAAACATCCTTAACTGATCCGCGATCTCCGCTTTGCTAAATCCCTTAGCCTCGTATCGCTCCACGATCTCAGGCCATTTCAAGTCACCAGTCAGGGCAGGTAACATCGCCTCCTTTTCAGAACTCATGATTTTGCCCTTTCTAGGTCGATCTGCGCATTAGCATCATCGATCGCTTTACGACCTGCTGCAGTTCGGCAGTTTTTACAATGCTCCGCGCACCTGCCACTGTTTCCACCGTAGATATCCCCACAGTGAGCGCAAACACAATGCACCTGCTTTGGTCGTTCCACCAACTTCTCGTTCCGCTTGATTGTTTTTTTATTTAGCATATTTTTTTATTGCTTTGGATTATAACTTGCAACGCGACGGTAGATTGTGAACACACCAGTCGCACGATCCTCCATCAACTTGTCAGACGACTTGTCGTAGTTGTTATCAGTGAGGAACTTCTGAAAATTGATATTTGCCTGCTTCCTCTCGGATTCCTTTTGAGCTTCGATTGCCTCGCGTTGCTTCCTGTCGTCCTCGATCATTTTCTCACGCTCCACACGCTGTTGCTCTTCTTTGACCGCCTCACGCTTGGCGTCCTCGATGCGACGCTCCTCGTCTCGCTTTGCCTTTTTGGCTTCTTCGCGCTCCGAGAGAATCGCCAGCTTGCGATCATTGAATTCCTCGTCGTCCATTTCCATGAGATCATCCTCGGTCATATCGTTGATCTCAAGCAATTCCAACTCCTTAAGGCGAAGTGGCATTTTTTGCTTTCGCTCCGCGAGCATTTTCTGGTGCTCCGCTTCTTCGAGGATCCCTTTCAGTCGTTCCTCCTCAGGCTCGACGATTGCAAGTAAGCTCTTCTCGAGCTTCAGCACTGCCTTGTTGTAGGCATTAGCTTCATCGCGCATGCCCTTTCCTGTTTTCTTAACATCGATCCGCGCACCTTTCACAGGCTTTAGAGCCTCCTTGACCGCGACCAGATCCGAGGTATCAACCGCCTGCGACTTTGCGACGATTTCATTCAGCTCCTCGACCTTGGGATTAAATTGTTCGATATCCATCTTCATGACTTTGACTTTATTTTTTATAATCATCGCGTTCCTCGCGACCTAACTGCTCAGCTACATTTCTACGTCGATCCAGATCGTCCTCGTACCACTGAGGATTCTCGATTTCTTCAACCTCCTCCATTTCCTGTTTTTTTTGCTCTCGCAATTCCTCGACACTTGGTAACATACTCATAAACTTGACAAACTTTAATTATTGATTACAGTCCCCCCTTATACTTGATGGCTTCAAGCATTAACCAACACGGGCCATATGTAGAGAAAAACAAGTGGTCAAAAACTTAAGGGGGGTAGCGAGAGCCTAGATTTGAGCGGCATACCATCCAAGGAGGAGGAAGATGATATACCATTCAAGACTAGGTTCTTCATTTTTGACTTTCTACACGAACTGCCTTGATTTCACAGCGCGCACGACTTGATGACTTGATTCTTTATTTCTCGCAGGACTCAAAGTAAACTGCGCCTTTTCTCATTGTAGGACTTTTCTTGCAGGATCCACCCCCATGATATATCCATGGGAGAGAACCTTAGGTCTTGACCCCAATGTACGAATACAAAGGGGGTGGATCCAACAAAAAATCAGTTAAAGATTTCGCTCCGTTACAGACACCTCCCCCCGGAGATGATAGAAACGAAACCTTTAACTGATTTCTATAGGGGGGTTTTTTTATAACGTCTGTAACAACGTATCTAAGAGCATTATACCATATCATATTTGTGGGGTCAACCCCATCGCTACCCCCATTTCGCAGGGTCACCACCCGGAGGGATAGCGAGGGAGTCAAGACTTAAAGGCACTCCTGCGCTTTTTATATGCCTCAATCATTTGCTGAAAACTTGGAAATTCGACATCCAGATCATACTGCTCCTTAAGGAATCGTTGCATGATTTTGAACACCACCTGCACCTCTGTTTTCGTCAGATCCGACGTGTGCCTCTTGCCGTACTTGGCGTACATGATAGGCCCAAACAAATCAGACTTCACGAGATCTTTATCCCAAGGTGACTGGTGTCGGGACAAATGCTCGATCACAGTTTGGCGATCCAAGCCGATCTCCGTAAAGGTTACGGCCATATCTCCAAACAACTTATGCAGAGCGTTCTGCTGTGGTCGCGTCATCAGATCCTCGCTTCGTGATTCCTCCTGTGGCTCGTTGGCTTTTTTCTGCATCGTTTTCTCTTCGTTGTTTTTCTTTCTCAACGTCCATGTCCTCCTGCGTAAACTCGATCATCAACTCAATGATAGATGCGCGCTGACCCAATGGGAGATCCTTGAACGCTCGCAACATTATGCCTCCGACCTGCTCTGGCTTCATCCCCTCCTGAGCAAGGATAATGCGGTTTTTATTCTTTTTGTAGTCTACGTCGAAACCGACCAACGCAAACATACGGCCCTCGCCTTTTGGCATGTCCTTGGTAATGGACTCAATCTCGTCCATCACGTTCTGCATGCGGATCACTAGCTCTTTCTTTTTCATAAAGGGTTTGTGACTCCCACGAGTTAGGCCAGTATAGATAGGGGTAACTATCCTGACCTAGAAGTGGGAGCCACACGTTAATGATTACGCCATGCCCTTGTCGGCGAGGATATCCGCAAGTGGATCAACCTCAACCTCCGCGTCCGTAGCAGACAACTCACTCTGCGGTGGAGCAGGATCACACGTTGCTTCCTGTACTGGAGCGATTGCCGGCTGAGCCTTTGGAGCCTCGATGCCCTTGGATCCTCGAGTTTCAGGAACATCATCAAGCGCAGTAACGCTTGCATCAAACATATCGTCTGCAGAGTCGCCATCTTTGAACTGACTCATGAAACTCACGTTGCCCTTGTCATCCTCAACCTGAACAATAGTACAGATCGTGAGAACGCGGAGCAACTTGCTCTCTGGGAGCTTGTAATCAAACCAGCTACCCTGAGTCTGACCTGTAAGTTCGAGCTTCAAAGTCTCAACGCCATCAAAGAAATAAACATACGTGCGGTATGAGAATAGCTTTGTAGAGTTGCCAAGACCATCTGACTGCGTGAACTTTGCCTTGATTTCAGCGTAGGTTCCAGTGTGCAAGATACTTTTATCGTGACCTGCGTAGATGTTGAATACCTCGCTCGTATCTGCAGAATTGAACTCATCAGAGTACCAATTCACTGCACCGGGAGCTGGATTATACTTTGAGAAAATCTTTGCTCGAGCGGCCAATACCACTCCCTTGATTTCCTTACCATGCTGTTGTCGGTCGTAACCGCCCTCGGCGTTTTTTGATTTAATGACCCATTCGCCGGTCGCGTTCGTACCATTTTTGTCGTCACCGTTATCAACGCGCAAGGTTTTGAAACCTGCGTTTGATAGGATCCCCATTTTTGCCTTTTGGGCGTCTGTCAATTCTCTTGTCATCGATTTGTTGTTATTAATTTGACTTGATTATACCTCTATTATATCGCGAAAACGCCGATAAATAAAGGATATTTTATATTGCGATCTTCGCACTTACAGGTAGATCACGCTGTGTTGGTCTCGTACTTGGAAACAGCTTCTTCCAACAACCATACGCTAGACGGAAGTCGTCCCAACTATATGATGTGACCGTTTCCTTGTAGCCGTTCTTGTTTTTCGTGTAACCAACTTGAACGATTGCCAACTTTGGAATCAGTGGCTTCTCATGCTCCTTTGATATCGCCAAGGCAATACCAGAGAGTTGCGCCCTGTGCGAATCGTATACACTCTTTGATGTCTTCCAATCAAACACGTGGTAGACCCCATCGAGATATACCTCAAGATCCGCAGTGCAACCAAATCCAATCTTTGTCGCAGAATCGTAATAATAGATACTACGCTCAACGCCAATCAGCTCAACTTTCATACCTGCGGTTCTTTGCTCCCACCACGCAACCCATGTAAGCACAGCATTCCACTCCTCACCATTCATTTCTGTGTAGTGCAACGTGCTCCCATGATCCTCCTCGAGGATGAATTGGTTATCGGAATCATACCGAGAATCCATGCGCACCTCCACTCCATGCAATAATTGCTCGATTGCGTTATGAACTTTGGTACCGCGCTCGCCGGCATCGCGCAGGATTTCATCTGCGTTCTTGCCGTTCTCTTTGAGCCACTCCTCGTAGTGCTTCCCTTTTGGTAGGCAACCTGTGATCCAAGTGATAGACGGTAGCCAATGATAATCAACGACTGGAACGCCATTAATTTTTTTCTCCATTGGCCTACCGTACCATCGCTCGTCGGCGGTTGTGATCTGAACCGTCTTAGTCTCCTCATTTACAACTCTGACTTCTTTTCTCATTCTTTCTCACCCCCTCTCTTTATTTTTCTGATCAAATTAGTTATACCAAAACCACGCTCTCCTGTTTTGGTATTCTTGAACTTTCCAGTGGTAGGCCATAAGTCGAAGTCTCCCATGCGGAAGTGAGGTGTGGCTTGGTTAACGACTTTGTAGTTTATGCCTGTTTTTTTCAACAGGCCAACAGCCATGTCATACCGTGCCCACTTCTCCTCTTTTTGCTTCGCCTTGTATTTCCTCCAAAGTTCTGCGTCATCACCCATAACGATTTTCTAATACTTGAATTATAGTGCGTCGCCCCAACAATGCTTGCTGGCGTTCCACTTCTTGAGATACCCACGTGAAATGTGCCAGATGGCCATACGTGTAGATTTCTCGATGTCGGTACGATCTTCGAGCGTCCAATCTTTGCCGGCTTTTTGAACTGCCTCCTCCCACGTTCCTTTGAGATACTGAAACGCTCCAAGGGCAGAGCTTTGTCCATTTGGCACATCTGGACGGATTAGGCCTGCTTTACGGCTTCCACTCTCACATTCAGCGATTGCAATGAGTAGATCAGGTCGATTATACCCAGATTCGCGTGAGACGCGCGTGATTGCCTCCTGTGGCGTTTCTGGGCCTCCATAGGCCTCTGATACCACTGGGGTGGCTTCCTTTTCGATAATTACCTCCTTTTCTACCGTTTTTATCTCCGTGATCGTCGGTGGGTTTTCAATATGGTCGATAATGTGATTGTAACTTGAGTAACAGTACAGACCATAACCGACGATACCTTGGATCAAGATCAACCACGCTATCGTTTTGATAACCAGACCAAACCGTGACCCCTCTTTTTTCTCGTTCTTTTTCCCTGACTTTTTTCGTGGCTTGCGCTTCTTGCTCTTCTTTCCATTTTTCGTGTTCTCCCGGAACTCCATCAGTCCCGGGATTTTCATCTTCTCTTTTTCAGAATTGATCATAGCAAACTCTTCTTCGATTGTTAATTCTCTAGACATAATTTTATTTTTGTTTTTTATTTTATCGATCTTCAGACCACTCGTCGAAGTCCATATCAACATCGTCAATGCAAGGACACGATTCTTCTACCTCCTTTGGCTCACCGTCATAATCGGCTACCGTTCGAGTTACCCACCCAGAGCCGTCACAGATACATGCGAGTCTTTGCTCTGCCTCGATCTCTTTTGCGTATTCACGATCGAGTCGCGCTTCCTCTGCAGGACTTCCTTTTGGCGTAAGATCGTCAATCGCTTGAGCGAGAAACGCTTGCGTGTTTTGCATTAGCATATTGTTGTTGTTAGTTGTTTTCAATTAAGTTGTTTTCAATTCGTTCCAATTCCTCCTCGATCTGGACTTTCAGATCTTCCTCATAGTTATAGATAACCATGTCGACCTTTTCTAGGATGTCTCCTATTGGCAGGACGTTCGCCAGATGACTTGTGACCATGTGTGTTTTATGATCGTATATCCTGCGGTGCAGTGCATACGGCCATGCGAAATAATTTTATATTAGCGGACTATTCAATTGTTAAGGTTCCTCACTTCACTAAACACAGTATAGCATAGGGCGTAAATCTTGTCAAGTCCGTCAAGATTGTAAAGTGAGGGAGTTATCCACTCCCAGAATGACCAAACAAAAAGAGACGGTAAGTCAAGCCGTCTCTCTCTGCGGTCGAAAAAATGCCTTAAAGACATAGGATATCCACAATCATTATATCACAGTGCAGGATAGGCAGGACTCGAACCTGCAACAGACTCCTTAACAGGGAGGTGCTCTACCATTGAGCTACAATCCTAGGTGCTCGGGAGGATTGGCGATATGAGCTTACGCCTCACCTCCTCCGCTGTCTATATAGTAGCACAAAGTAAAAGGGGGGTGACAATTTGTCACCACCCTTATAGACGGATCACCTCCTTTGCTGTGCAAGTTCTGACTCCCTCATTGGGTAGTCTTTGGGTTGCTCGATTGGTCGAGGTTCTGAGTGAATGCGAGTAGCCCCACAAACGCCACAGGTATACTTGACCGATTTCTCGTTGTCGCGCCCCATGGGGGTACAGCAACGATGACATTGCACGATCATGCTCTCGTCCCCTGACTCGCTTTTATGAGTTTGAGAACGTCATCAGAGTCGACAGGAACCTGCCGGCCGTTGATCGTTTCATTGGTTCCGATTACGCCTTTTTTTGGATGCACAATATTTGTGAACACCCGGCCGTTGACCTCGAACCTCACGCACTGCATGGGAAACATGCCGAGCTGAGTGCGAACCATACAATTCCCCATTTGGAGAAGTTTGTAGTCGGCGTGAGCATAGGTACAAAATAGGCACAAAATAGGTACGATTAGACCTTTCATGTTTCATCTCCTGCTCTCTACGAGCAATTGGAAGTCGTCCCACCATTGGGCGATCTTCGTGCTTACATAAAACATCGCAATGAGTGGAATACCCAGAACGACGGCGAGTATTGCAAAAATACAAAAGATAGTTGCTATCGTCAAAAAGAAGATAACTAAAATCGCATTTAGTATCGCATTCTCTAAAGTTGTCATAAGAACCTCCATATCTATTATAGCAAAAAACCGACCCCCAAAGTTAGTCGGTTTTTCAAAGATGTGTTATCAGCACATATTTCTCAATACAAAAATCGTATTTTTGGTTTCCTTTGCTGTGGATGAGTTAGAGGGTACAAATCGTTAGATGTGTCTATACCACAATTACACATCATTTTGATGCCTTTATTATACCACGTTTCTCGTCCCTGCGTTTGTCGCGCTTTTGCTTTTTCTTGTAACTCTTCTTTTTCTTTTTCATTCTAGAAGTCCAAGATATTCACAGTCCCGGGACAAGCAGTGCCACCGATACGCACATCGCCATGTCGCCTCCACGACTTCTTGACGAGGTTCGGTAGATCCGGGCGTTTGGTCGTAAGCCACACACAGAGCTCCTGATATGCTTTCCACTGCTTCGCGGTTATTTTTTGCGTGGTAAGATCGCCGTCAAATTTGATCGCAATCGACTGCCGATTGATGCTATAGTTCCCGGCGTGGTAACCGATCTCACCAATATCTGACATGTAGAAAATATCACCCACATTATCGATAGCAAAATTATAAGCAATATGGCCAAAGCCATTGCGAATATGGTGAGAAGCCTGCTGAATATACCTGTTTTTCGAGTTATAGAACGCTGGTCTTTTAACTCCCTCGTGGTGAATAACTGCATAACGAATATCATTAAAGCCAATTTTACCATTGCTACGGCGCACAGGCATATCGTCCCTTATGTCGATAATTGTGGGAGTTTTCGACACGTTAGAAACACCTGTCGATTCCATCAACCTGTGACCAAACACTTCTTCGAGAGCCTGACAGCGTGAATCAGCCTCAACAGACTGTAGTGCACCATCGGCATCATTAAAATTATACAACGTCATTGCCCATATTTTCGAGGTTCTCAGTCTCTATATTATCACCCTTGAGTCCCTTGACGGTTTCGTGTGCACCAGTTGCAGTCCAGCCACTGAAACCGAACATGAACCCCTTGAGAAATCCGTCACCATTCGAGATCCCGATAAGAGATCCATAAACTAAACCAACGACCAAGGCGACAAGTGGCGTATACCGCTTATCGACCAAACCGCTATCCTTGACGATACCTGCAACTGTGTACGACACAGTCGGAATTGTTGCGTATTCAAACATATTATTTTAACTTAGTTTTTACAGTGTCTACTAATTTGCCATTTAGCTTCTTCATAAATTCATGTGTCTCCTTTGATTGCGCTGTATTTGCGTCTATAGCCTTAGACAGTCTCTCAAACGCAGGCGCAATCCTCGTCACTATCATATAAAAAGAAAAGCCAACCATAGCCATAATTACGCCAAAGCTTCCAAATTCTCTTAGTAATGATGCGTATTCATTCATTTTATCTGTGATAAATTTTATGTAATTGTAACTGCCTCCAAATCAAACTGACCATCACTAAGTTGCATCGCTCCAGTCAATGTAGTGTCCCTAGCTTTTACCAGTCTGTACTGTGGATCAGTACCGGGATTTTTGTCTCTGAAGAAGATGGTATTACTTGACTGTTCATGGTCGCTCGCGTCTCTAGTGTATCCTGTGGCAGACTTTGCAATAGTCGTCCATGCACCGCCTATGAGCTTCTGTAGCTCTAGTGTAGGAGCTGCGCGCTGAATGTTGGCATTGTTCGCGATCTCTTGGTGAGCTTGCGCGTTGATTACAACGTATGTAGGCTCGCCGGTGTACTGAAACAGGTTAGTGCCTATAGACCAACCACCCTCTGCTACGTGGTCGGCGTTGTCTAGCGATGCAATTGCTGGCGCGTTCATATCCTGTGCCGATAGATCTGCGTTTGCGACTTCTCGCGTCTGAGTGAGTCCAGATATCAGCTTTCTCGCTTTAAGTTCTGAAATGCTTTCACAAACTGATTCTTCACTGATCGTTTTAGCTGTGAAGTTGTAAGCGTCAGCGTCTCTACCTGCTAGGGTCACGGTTGTTACATTAGATATTACAACTACGCCCCAGTCATCATCTGCATCAGGTGCATTTGCTGTCGTCAGCGCACCCTCTAGCCCACCAGTTATATCGGTAAGCTGCGCGTCGAATGTACCCGGGGTGTAGACAGTGCTGTCGCCGTCTGAAGTAACGCGGGCATTACCGTTCGCTTGAGTCTGCCATACGATAGGGTTGTTTATAGGTGGCGCATCAACAGTCGGTCGTATCTCTACTGCCACAGGAGCACTGAACTCTATCGTTACATCTGAATCGTTCTCAATTCTTATATCGCCATTAGCAGCTATTTGCATATTGCCGTTGGCTTGATCGTTAGCTACCTCGTATGTAGTTCCGTCAGACAGCGTGCCTGTAAGAGCGTTAATCGGCTCTGCTGTATCTGATACGATTTCACAGAATACGTCTTTGCCGTCAATCTTTTGAGGTTCTTCTACGTCGGTACAGATTCCCCAGCCACCAGAAATAACCTCATCAACTGTTAGAGTTTGACCAGTATTTGTTAGGTATGTACCGTCTAGCTGTAAGACAGCAGTCTGCTTCTCGACGGATATGTTTACTATTCCCGCATCTTGAAGAGCTGTCGCACCTTGACCCCCAAAGCCTGTAGCACCAACATCATTAGCGGTAAAGTCCGAAGCAGTTTGCCCAGCTGCTATAGCTGTTGTGCCTCTGTTAGACACAGCGATTGTAATCTGACCAGTAGCGTCCATAGAAGCTGACCATGACATTCTGTTTACTCGGTTTACTCCCGGAACTTTTGCTACAACATGCACGCTTACAGAAGCCATGCCGAGCGTACCTCCGATGCTAAAGTCAGCAGTGCCAACAGCATCAGGGTCTAGTGAGATATGGTAATCATCGGTAGTTGGTATGTTACCAGCAAAGTAAGTACCTATATCCTTTCCTGTTTCAGCATTTTGAGTAAAGGTAGCAGTATCCACTTCAGAATCTTTGCAAACCTTAGATGGGGTATTCTTATCGTCTACCTGATCTAGTACTTGGTCGATTTGCTGTTGCGTGAGTAAGTCCTCGCAAGGAACTGCACCTGCTGGGATAGTTCCAACAGCTCCGTTTACTAGGAGAATGTCTGGTTCAATGTTTTCAATATCGGTCAAAGTTACTGCATCTATATCGTATGTGCCGTCCATGTGTCCAGCCATAGAGTTGGCAATTGAGCCTGTACCAGTAGAACCTTGAAACATGTGCCCAGCTGCACCATTAAAGTTATATCTCCACCGTCCGCCACTACCGACTGTGGTTATGACTACGAGGTCGCCTACAGAAATGTCTAATGGTTTATCCAGTGTAAATACTACTCCAGTCAACGAGCTGAATGTGCCAGTCCATGACTGCGTATCGGTAGTAGTGCTTTGCCCTGTAGTTTGGTTTGTAACTACGAGTGAACCGCTACCAGTATTATCTATAGTTGCCTGAACAGATGTGATTTTGTTAGCTTGTACGCTACCACTAAAAGGGGTTGCACCAATGACATCTGATACCGTAAGCCCTGCAAAAGCTGGGCCGACGTTTCTAGTGTTGCCATTGTTGCCAATTTGGACTGGTAGACTATAGCACTCTCGTTTATCTACTACATAGTCAGCGTCATTCTCAGATGTCAGACCCTCGTCACCCCAAGTTTCGCCGTTGTCTAGCAGGATGTATTGGTCGCCGTCTGTGACTACAATTCCATTTGTAGTTGTAAAATCTGCGCCTGAGTGCGTTACTACATCGCTGTTGGTATCACTATCGGTTTGACCTGCAACATAACTAGCAAGTCCAGCCTCTGCTACACATACCTTATTACCTTGACCGTAAGATCCACCGCCAGCCCACATCTCTACGAAGTATGTTACGCCCTCCGTGAGTTCTAGCTCTACAAAGTTCTTAAGCCTAGTAGGGCTTAGTCTTGCACCGTCAGCATCGCCAGTTGGTGGTGCTGTTGAATAGACATCTGACGTATCTACAGCCGTGCCTACGTTCATGCCTGTGCTTGGTGTAGCACCGCCCACAATAGATTCAGAACTATAGTCGAACCTATAAGTACCCGTAGCGTGCGGTGTGAATGAAAATAAGTTTTCGTTAGCGTTGCCTGTAGCACCAACTGCGCCAGAGCCATTATTAAGGTTTGGTGTGCTACCGCATTGTGCATAACCAGCTTCTGGGTGTTCTTTGATACTGTCTCTTATGTTTTTAAGTTCTTTAGCGACACATTTAGACTGCTCACAATTGGTGTGTTCAAGAACTTCTGGGCCTTCGTATAGGTACATTCTGATTGTTGATCCTACGTTAGCTTGACCTTGCCACTCAAAAGATACTTCTGTCTTATCTTCATAAGCCATAGTTCTAGGACTTTGGTCGTTGATACCAGTAGTTACGATACCAGTTGCAGGCATTGTTGCAGGGTTTCCAGCAGCGTTCAAGAATACGTCAACAGGGGTGAGGTTTCTATTTGCAGTTGAAGTACCATCAGCCCAGTACCGTTCTTGGTCTCCTTGTATAGACTGAGCCCTGATAGCAATACTGAACGGTACAACTTTACCGATTTTGTCTAAGGTCTTACTTACTAGGTCTACTCGCCATCTACCAGCACCGTTATTAGAAAACGTGCCGTTGTTGCTTGTTACTGCAAAGGTATGGCTGTTGCCAGTAAGGTTAGTTACTGTCATCTCTACATCAATGAACTGTCCGTCTTTGCTAACGAACTGTAAAGGGTAAACCTTGCTATTGCCAACAGGTATATCGCCTGCATTTTCTGATATAGCCGGTGAGGGTGATACGAAGTCTCCTAAGCTTCCTGCTTCTGGAACAGTAGCTCCTAGTGCTGCATAAGAAATAAGATCTTGCTCTGTGTCAAAGCCTTTGCAATATTCTTTTGCGTCGTAGTTGTGATTTGATTGTCCCATATTAAGCGTTTGTTACTGTAGTTACGAGATAGTCTGTTCCAGTGATAACAGTATCCTGTACGAATTGCTCGTACCGATTACTGTCGATTGATACTATTTGCCCTCGTTCGATTGTAGCACCATCAATAGTCACATCCGAACTGTATGCTGTCACACTTACTGAGCGGTAGTTTGCAGTAACTGTAGTAGGGGTTCCATCTGTTACTCGTGTGTGAGATTTGTTAAGGTTGACGATTTCATTCTGCACAGTAACAGCAGTTGCACCGGATGCAGGTAATTCGCAATAACCTCCTCGCACAGTTCCTTGTGGTGTGTAAGGTGCGCCATCCTTGAGATCAACCTCAGTGTAAGTTCCGTCAGGACACTTCACAGTTTCGCGTTGGAATTCGACACAGGTAACAGTGTCAAGGGCAGGGATAATGTCAGCCTCATAAAGGCGAACGTAATCGATAAAGATATCATTTCCTGCAGTGGCCGCATTATTTGAGATAACAGCAAGCTCCTGCGTTCCAGTCGTATCAGCCATGAATGTGATTGTGTATTCTACACCGCCATCAGTCTCAGAAGTGCTTGGCGCGATTGGGCCAGTCGTATCAACAATGTTTCCATTGACCACAAGACCAAGATCACCAAGGTCAAATCCATTAGCATCAACAACCTCCTGTGTGTGAACGTCCATCGCTTTGATGGCGAATGTGTAACATTTACCTGCAGTAAGATCAACGTCAGTGAATAGAACTTTTTGACCATTCGCACCAGTAGAAGCCTGCATATTTAGAGCAACGTAACCAGTAGAGTACGGCGCAAAAGTCACCCAGTCGTTGTGGATATCATCAAAGCCCGGGTTTGTGCCGGATGGATCTACAGGAACGAATCCTGCAGGCATAATCCGCGCTACGCCCTCAGCAAACAATTGACCCCAGAATGGAGGACTGCCGGGTACGCTAAAGTCAAACTGAGTATTAAAAGCACCTAGAGTTGTCGTTGTGTCATCGCTCGGCGTGTCAAAGTTTTCGTCAATAAGCATAGTGCGGTTTGCTTCGTCGCAAACATCCTCGCCACCAGCAACAGTAATCTCATCAACCATTGGTCTAATAGGAATAGAGACACATGGCACTTCCTCAACACATTCCACCGCAGTAGCAGGCTTTGTGTCAGATACTGAATTATCCGAAAGATTAACCCACTGATTCTTCGTAGGATCAATAACGCCGTCCACCTTGCACATAACAAGTAGATATTTGACGGTTTCGTCGTCACTATCACAGTATTCTTTGTAAATCGCGTCTTGGACAGGGAGTGGTTTGAAATTTGTCGGGTCAACGACATTTCCGTCGGCATCCTTGTACTCCCAGATTCCAGTTTCCTCATCTAAGACACCCTGAACGAAAATAATCTCGTCAGTAGTATTCAAACGGACAAAACGAAAGCCTGCCTCGATTTCTGGATTGTCGAGAAGTGGAGCAAGGGAAGTCGCAACAGCTTCTCCAATGTCGCTCGCATTACAAACATGAGCAGGAGTAGCGCGTCGTGGCATAATTCCTCGCGTACAAATGTCACATAAGCATTTAAGAGTAGGCATAGTTTTGTCTTATCGTTTATTTACTAGAGGTCGTACCCCTTGATTTTCCTGTTTTTAGTCCTGCAAGGGCTTTATTATCACGTTTGTCTTTGTTGTTTTTTCGCTTTCGAGCAACAAGCATTTTCTTCGCTTTTTCGAGGTCGTCCTTGCGTGGCTTTTTTTCTAGCACAGCAACAGTTTTATCCTCAAAGATGACGTGGTGTCCGTCTTTTCTTTTTCGCGTGATGATTTCGTTAGCCATAAGTTTGTGTTATTTCTTACATTATATCACTTGCAGAAAATCTGTGTTTTTATACCTCACTCTCGGTATTTCCAGCACAGAAGTCAGCAAAGATGAGGGTATTGTCGTTGTTTGGTGCCCAATTCGGCGTGTTACCACCATAGAATGTCGAGAACATGAACGCATTATTTGTCCAAGTTTCGCCTGCACAGATGAAATTGATGTTATTTGCTTGAGCAAGAAGCGCGCCATTAATGTAGATCCGGTACCAACCGTCATTATTTCCTGCGGTTCCAATATCCACACCAATCTTTACATTGTATTTCACGCCCTGCTGTGGAACGAATCCAAGGTCGATCTCCTCACCGAACGTAGCGTTCTGGCCTTGGTAGTAGAGATAACCGATCATATTCGGCTCTCCGGTACCTCCACCCCACTGCAATCGCATTGAGTATCCACCAGTGCCACCAACACCACAACCGCCACCAACACCACCGGATGGAGTAGATCCACCACCTAGTCCCGGGAGCTTTCCACCGAGGACAAACTCAAAGTCATTGTCGAATTCTACAGAGTACGATAGCCACTTCTCCTTTGTCGCTTGCTGGAAGTACCACTCACCACCGACTGCACTAGATCCACCAATCGCGCCGGCAGGGTAGGTCACACGTAATCCGCGACCAGAGTCCCCAGAGGTATAATTCACGCTCTCCATTGAGCTGTACACCTGAGCGTAGCCAAGTGCAGGCTCTGGGAAGATATCCTCAAAGGCACTAGATGAGACAGGCCCCAGAGGTGGCATTACAGTGGACATTTCTGTACACTTGTCGTCATTATTTCCACCTCCATTATCCTCACACTCACAAGGTACTAGCCCAGAAACATCAGAGACTGATCCATTTCGTACGTGTCGAGTACCACCGCAGACATTTCCATCTTGGTCGATTTCTTTCTGCTCGATGTATTCGAGACAGTCACCATTTCCGTAGTTTGGATCACAAACGACACAGTCTGGCACAGTGAAAGTCCAGTTGCCAACGCCGTCAAGGTTCTCCTGATACGTCTCCATGCCATTACCATAAATACCTGCATTGTTGAGGTCTGGGTAGAAATGTGGAGCTAAAACGGTATTATTGAGCGGATCATTCCACCAGATACCATTCGGATGATTGGTTGGTAGGAATCGGAGAGAGTTGTACTCTGCAGGCCCAACGAATAGGGTCTTTGTGAAACCGAGAGTGTTACGGTACCAGAGAATAATATCAGCACTCCACGCCTCCCACTCGTTCTTGTCCATATTCATCGCAGGGTCATTGTGATTTGAGTGCGCCTCATTCACGGGATCCACGCCCTCGAGCGCAGGATGGGTCATCACAGTATAAGTGGTACCTTTGTAAGTCCACGAGTGATTCATCAAAGAAGTGATATACGCCTTGTAAAGACGAGTACCCTCAGCAGTTTTGATATTTTCGCCACAGATCGTGTTGTAAAGATCGCCATTCCCGGGATGGAGAGGATCGAGAACAGTCTGCATGCCGTTTTTTGTTTCCAATAGGTTGTTGAGCAAGTTTTCGACATGGCCAATGAAAGCAGGGTCAACTTGCTCAGTAGCACAGTCAAATAGCCAAGTAGTGCCTCCTGCTGGTGGCTGTTGCCCCAAAGGATACCGAACAGAGTCGATACCGCGATCGGCAAGTTGATCGAGCATTTGAACGTTTGGAGCCTGATCTGGGCGGTGAGTACACTGCCAAGGATCATTTCGATCAATACACCAGAACTCCTCACCAGCGACGTTAATGTATGAACGATTTGCAATATTTGTGTGGTAGTTCCGAATTGGCGGAGCGATCGGACTATCAGTAATAGTATTTGTAGCACTTGGGTTCGCAGATGAGAACTCGTAAGGATTAAGAATATACCCTTGCCCTGCACCGTTGTTTGAAGATCCCCACTCATGTCCAGTGGCAAAAGGCGCGACGTCAACGTCACGACAAGCGAAGTAGCGAAGAACGATATCAGCGAGAGCGTTCCACTTTGGCACATCTCCCGGGATTGGAAGTTTTGTCGTACCAGAAGCAAACGGAACGCCCCACTCAAAGATAACCATGCGCACATTCTCGGCATCTTTCCAGTCAGCACCATCTTTCGCCATTGACAAAGCCCTCGCCTGCAGAGAATCTACAGGCTGAGGGCAGGCTACTGGAACCGTTACCGGTTGATTTCTAAAGCACGCTACACCAGTATCTTGCCATTCGCAGGTTTGGGTACCACCACCAGTGTTACCGCCTCCATTATTACCTCCGCCAGTGTTTCCACCGCCGGTATTACCACCTCCAGTGTTTCCACCGCCAGAGGTTACAGAGCCTACGCAGGCCTTAAAAAAGTGTAGTAGTGACATTATTTTTTCTTAGACAATTCTTTAGCTCGTTTCTCGTACGCATCGTCACGCTCTTTCATCGTTTTCGCGTGGTCGATTTGAGTTTGCTCAAACTTTGTGAGCTTTTTCTTTGCTACCTTTTTCTTGGTAGCTTTCTTCGTAGCCGTTTTCTTTGCTGGCATAGATTTGAATTTGTTGATTAGTAGTCTAGATTTCTCGCAAGAAGTACTCAACTGTACAGTGGATCTCTGAAAGATAGATCTCGTAATTCGGCATTGGCAGGTTTGCCACCTCAACACCGAGAGAATACTCAATACCAATCGTATGTCCACCCTCATCAGCCTTTGGAACGCGGAATAGACCAGTCGATGTGCTATCCACACCATAAGGCGTGTCAGGCGCGATCAAGTGAGTCTGGTGGCTATCGAAGAACGCAGGTGAAGCCGTTGTGTTCGGGAATGTGTTGACCGAGCCGTTGAACGTTGGGCCTTGGAGTAGGCGCATGTAGTTGTCTGGCTGATTTACACCAGTTTGATTTGGGCCTTGGTGTCCAAGATGCAAGTGAGATACAACGCGAGCATACCATTCATAACCATCAGGAGATGCGTAAGGTACAGCACTCGGGAAGTCACGCTTGTCAGCAATACCGCTCCATGAGTCGCCAAGTGGAGTGTCTGACTGAACCACAGTGGCCGCATCGTAAGAAGCATCAGCATTACCCTCGAACAATCGCTCAACATTTCCTACTGTAAAGATAGGATTTCCATTGATCTCGAAAGTGCCGTCGTCTTTATCTTCGTAGTTAACCTCGCCACCACCACCGCATGGGCAGTCTACAGGTGTAAGATTTGAAACATCGACGATCTCGTCAGTTTCCATATCTTTGTACACCTTTGTCGTGTCGTAGTACGGTCGATCACCACCAATTACGCGACGACGGAATACCTTATACTGAGTGATTTCTCCGCCAGTCGTTGTTGTTGCACAATCCTCATAAGTAGAGAATGCGCTGTCACAAACTGCAGTCGCTTCAGAAATAGTCTCATTCTCGAAGTCATCCCAAGGCGTATTACCCGGCTGTCCAACTGGTGGATTGTTTGAACCTCCACCATTAGCATCGAAGTACCAGTGTGGATTGTAAATAGGTGTAATTCCACAGTTTGCAGGAACCACGATCCAAGGAGTTGGATGACTAGCGAGCCAGTCTTGGAATCCAGACCAAGGGTAACCATTTACATACACCTCACCAGTGAATCCGTTTGCACAGAGAGCAGTGATAAGAGCTTGTGAGTCATTCTCCCAAGTGGCCGCATCTGGGTAGTGCTTCGGCTCATTGATAAGCTCATGTCCGTATGAACCCCATCGGTCAGCCATTGCAAGTGTCATAGCTTGGAAGTGTGGGAAGTTTGAGCCAGTCAATACCTGCGTCTCATTTCCTGCACCAAGTCGTTGCGTGAAATACGCACCATAGTTGTGAGGATCCACGTACATAACCGCAGATGAGCCTTTGTTTGCATTTGCAATCGCAAGGTTAGCAAATGCTTGGTCAATCATACCCATGTAAGTAGGATCCATGTTGTAGTTGCTTGGAGAAGCAAATACGTTCTGGAAAAGTCGCTCAAATCGCATAGGAAGTCGGAAGTGAGTCGCGCCGAGGTCAATCAAGTCCTCGAGAGTAGCGACAGATGGGATAAGCCCAGCGACACCACCAGTACCAGTCACCGCAGGATTGACGTCACTCTTATCAGTGAAGTCAGGCTCGAAACCAAACTCCAAACCTGCGAGAGCGTAACCATTGCGAGGATTATCACCAAGATGAGCATTGTAGATCCCCATTGTTCCGCTCACATCAACAAGGCCAGAGCCAGAACCATTAGCAAGGCGACACTGGTATGAGTTCTCCCATCCACCGTTTGCACTTACAGACCAACCCTGAAACCCGATGTCGACATTGTCGCAACGGTTCATTTTGTCCATGATTGAGAGGACGTCCTCAGTCACTTCTCCCCAGTAACCCGGCTCATTCTTTCCACAGAACTCATTGAAAACAGTTGCAACACCAGAATACGCCTGCGCGTAGTCAGCGAGCATTTTGTGGAGGTGGCATGATAGGTTTTTCGTCAAAGTAACAGTCGTAGGCCCAGAGTTTGTGCTTTCTCCTTGGAAACACTCAACATCGTCAAGCTCGAGCTCCCACTCTTGATCGCAAGAAACAACATTGAAGTTTGCAGGATCCACAACATTACCACCCTCTGCGCGGTACTCAGTCACGCTGGTTTCATTTTCAGTTCCAGCAATTGCATCGGTCGTTTTGACCTTTACATCAACGATAGTCCCCTTAAACTTCTGGCCATTGATCTCATAGCACCAGAAATCACGAAACTCACGAGTCGTATCGATCGTGGTATCAGTATCAGCATCAGTCTCTGGAGGACAAGTCGTGACAAGTCCTGCAGGGATTGGATTGCCGTCAGCACCGAGGTAGATGACAGTATCATTCTGCGTGTTATTTACAATATCGCTTTCACGACGTGTATATTGAGTACCCTCGAGAGTACCGCCAGCACCATCGCTGTAACACACCTTGCGGAAGCCAAAGTTCTCGACATTCGTGTTCGAGTCTTGGGATCCACCAGTGCCGAAAAGATCAGGTGCACAAGCCCAAGCACCAGCAACAACCTTTGCAACTTGACCCTCGCCACATCCAAGGCTTGCAAGAATATCTGTATTTGGGTCATTGATGTCTGGCGCACACACCCATGCACCATTAACACGCTTGGCAACCATCCCATCTGCACAGTTAAGGCTCGCCAAAGTGTCAGTGTTTGGAATTGTCGTGTCAGTGTCGATGATTTTCACATCGTCTTTACCCGGGCAAACCATCCATTGATCCTGACCACCTTGCGCATTTGGGCGCAAAACGATCTCACAAGTCTCTCCCTGACCACTATTGATGATATTGAAAAGACAAGATGCCGATAGGCGCATGCCTCCGACTGCAATATCAATAAGCTTTCCTGCACCATCCATAAGAGGACGGATACGACTGCCCGGTGGGCCTGTTTTACCGCCTGCGCGCTTTGCGCGTGAACTTTCAAATGCGGCCCGATTATTGGCTCGCTGTTTCATCTCACGATCGAGATCTTTTTTTATAGGGTCTTGTGCCATATAGGTGTGTTAGTGAATTGATTATATTATATCACTTTTTTAGAACTTAGAGGTATCCTCGAGTTTTCTGTTCATTTTTGGGTTTTCTACGTACTTTATCTGAACGTGCAACTCGATTCTTTGCGTACCAATCAAGTACATATCAAGGTTTGGATCGTACATATAAGGCACTTGAGCATTTTGCGTGGCATTTGGATCTCCGTGTTGTTTCTCTTTGATCCACGAGGTAACATCACCGCCCTCAAACATGAGAGGCCCCTCAACAAGCAATTCTTCTGATTTCTTGAAGATTACGCGCTGATTGGTGTTCTGGGCATAGCAGAGATTTGGTAGGTTCGCGCGGTCAAGGATGTTTTTGCCCTCTGCGCAGATACTACATCCGCCCTGCTCAATGAAAATAAGCATTGGCTTCAGGCTTGGACTATATTCTGGCTTTACAGCAAAATCCTGCTGATCAAAGTTTTTCTCTTTGTTCGCCCACTTTGGGTCGAATACACTACTATCGTCTGTCATGGTTTTTATTTTATGTTATTACGCTGACGTACCAATTGATCTATTTGTTCATTTATAGACTTTTTACCTGCTGGATCCTGCTCTGCATCAAGTCGCTTCTTCATTGTATCAATGTTTTTGCTGATTTCATCAAATTCAGCTTTCGCTCGATCGCTTGAGAATGGGTTGCGCACGAATCCGCTCTTTGTCTGTCGAGATTGATCCTTTACGAAATCAGATGCTTTCTTTGCTCCACCTTTCACAGCATCATCGAGTTTGTCACTAGCATTTTTGATAGCATCGTCAACAAATTGTCGCTGTTGTTCAGTGAGTTCTATACCTTTCTCCCACGCGTTCTCAATTCCATTAATCAAGCCCTCTGGTACTTTTCTAGCAGAAGCATATCCACGAAGTAAGGGAACTACAACACGAGGATGTGTCATCGCCATACCAGCTATCGCGCCTATGTAACTACCACCACTAACAGCAATCGCGGCCAGACCACCCTTGAAGTAGGTCGAAACCTTAGTCCCCTGTGAAGCAGTGATGTCCTCAATAGCCTTGAGCGTATTGATTTCTTTTGATATACCCGGACGGATTGCCTCGAAACGCTCCAGTAATTTCTCTTTGCCTCGTCCGTTAAGGTTTGCGATCGTTGAAATAGCACCGTCCTTAATTTCTCCGTTTGGCTTAAATAGTTTTTTCTGGACATCCTCAAGCAAACGCTTCTCAGATTTGAATCGAGCATCTAGATCATCGAGTCCCGGGATCTGTGGACGTACCTCATCATTGAATTTTGTGTACATATCTCCAAAGATTCGCTCACCAGTTGCATCCTTGTTAGTTGTGGCCGCTTTATTAAATGAGCGGTTATCAGCAAGAGCCTGACGAGCGTTGAGCGCAGAGTTGCTATCAAAGCGAGTCTCCTTGCCGTATTGGTCATACCAGTCTTGGAGATCTTTGAGGTCGCCAGACTTGAGGTTCGGAGAGTCCTTGCTCTTCCCGATCTTTCCATTTGCATCGACAGTGAATCCCTCAGCCTCCAAAGTTTCTCGGTATATATCTCGAGACAGAACTACTGGAGATTTTGCATCGCGAACACCTTGGTATTCCTTACCAGTGCCTTTCATTTCATCGAGCCGAGACTGGACGGTATCAATGACCTCACCAGCAACACTATCACGATCAAAGTCTGCGATATTAGCTCGAGTAAATGACCCCGGATTCTTAATAACTTGGCCGACAGTTTCAAATGAAAGACCGGATGCTGTAGAAACACCACCCTTGGCGACTGCCTCAGCTCCTCGAGCTGTGCCACCGGCAACCTTGCTTGCGCCCTTGGCAGTATTTTGTGCAATGGATTTTGATGCGCCTGCGCCAGTAAATGATGTGGCAAAAAGCCCAAGATTACCCAATGCAGTAGCGACAACTGCTCCATTTGGATTATCCTGCGCAAATTTCTTATATTTTTCAGATACCGCTTGCCCGGCATCGCTCTCCGCAACAAAGCCAAATGCGGCCCCTACACCCTTAGCAAGTGGCTCTTCAATGAAGTCAGGGATAACAGCAGAAGCACCTTGACCGATAATATCAGCACCAAGCCCCAAGCCTTGACCAAAGACACCCACCGCTTTCACGCCGAGATTCAACTCCTCATCATCGAGAATATCGCCAACATTGTCAGCGCGGTCATCTGCATTGTCTAATATTTTGTCGAACGCACTAGGATCGTCCTCCGCCGGGACTTCATCAGCAATTGCTTCCGCACCGCCACCCGGCAAAGATGTAGAAGCAAGTGCTGTCGCTGGAGCCTCGCCCTCAGTCTGCTCAACGAGCTTTCCAGTGGTAATATCAATCCTCCCAGTCCGAACCATCTCCAAAAATTGCTGACCCTTTGGATCGTCTGGGTTATTCTGCGCGTGAGTAAGGTGCGCATTGAACTTCGCGATATCCTGCGACGGATCCTGATCACTTTCGGGTGCACCCGAAGATGATGAATTTTCTTGCGTTTCAGTATTAACACTAAACCGCCTATCGAGATCGTCTGCCTGCACGCTAACGTCAAAATTAGCATTAGAAAAACCAATCAAATCATTTTTCATTTTTTGCTTTAGAAGATCCATAACAAACTCATTTTTATTCAGAGCAGTCTGGTTATCATCTGAAAGAGAGGGTAGCATTCTTTCATACTTTATAACGTCACCCTCAGCGAGTTTACCGCCCTCAAGAAACGTACCAACAGCTTGAGCGGCCGTTTTTAGCTCTGCTTGCTTAGTCTGACCCTTTACATCAAACTTATTTATTTCAGCGATCCTCCCCTCAATAGGGCCTTGCTTATCTCCAAGTCCTCCAGATTTACTTAAAGTGTCCTTGAGTCCATCAATTAGACCCATAGCCGTAGTACCATCAGAGATAAGCTTAACACCAGATATGTCAAGATCCCTACTTCCGCTTCCGCCGAGAATATCTGTAAATTCTCCCTTTTGCTTTTGGGCCTGTGGCACACCAGAAACTAAGCTTTTATAAGTTGCGAGTTCGTTGTCGAAATGCTCAAGGTCAATATTTTGCGTAAAAGCAACGTGCCTCATGAAAGCCTCGTCCTCTTTGCCGTATAGATCGGCAATAATCGTCCGCGTTAATTTCTTGTTATCTTCTACTGGCATATTTTTAATTTATTCCATAACCACCATAGTCAATCACTGGAGATTGAACAGGTATGGATGATTGATTAGGGGCGATCGACTGAGTGCCACCGTTTGTAGAGCTTAGCCATTGCTCGCGGAGAGTGTCATACGCACTAGTTCGAGCCTCTGGCTTTTCACTATTTATATTTGGAGTGATGATCGGCGTAGACTTTCGACGAGAAAATGCAATATCCTCACCTGAACGCTTGGCAATAGCATTGATGAGATCTTTCTTTTTGAGTCCAGCAGGGTTACTGATACCAATCTGAGCTGCAGTCAATTGCAACTCAAGCCGTGTTTTCTCCTCAAGTAACTCTTTCTGATGCTCACGCTCCTCCTCTATGAGTCTTTTATTTTCTCTCGCAACAACAAGTCCCTGCGCTCGATCAAAAGCAGAGTCTATGGTTGCGGCCTCACGAGCTCGAAGCCTCGTAAATGCGGCTTGATTACCAGTGATTTGCACATTTGAAAAGTCACGATCCTCCTCGATGAAGTCATTGACTGCAGTAGTCTCCTGCGCGAACTGATCAGAGAACGCACGCGCTCTGGCTGCGAACTCCTCAGTGTCATCCAATTTACTATCCTCACCGAGTTCCCGGATGTTTTTTGCAAGCACGCCAAAATTGGTGATCTTGGGCGCAGGGAATAGAGTGCCTGAAAAATCATGCACCGGCGCAGTTCCTAAGATACCGCCTTGTTGTGTGTTTGCTTGTTCCATAGTGTCATTATATCACTTTTTTATATATTCAAGATCGCTTTTACCTGCGTGATGAAGTCCAGCATATCCGTACCGTCAATCAGTACTTCATTCGTGACATTTCCAAATGCGTCTTGGTAGGTGCAGACCTTAAATAACTCAGTCGTACCATCCTCACTCATAATCCGCACACAGCGCGCCCTCGTGCCATCGTCCAAGGTTTCATCGAACCATGCAGAGAAGAACGGTACCTCATCCTCGCCGACATTACCCACAGCGTGCAGATGTTTGGCATGGACACGATAGAAATCAGTGTAGCCCTCGTCTCCGTCTGGCCAGAAGTCACGTTCATCATACGGTTGCCCCTCACGCTGGAATTGCCGATCAGAATCAGAACTGTTTGATTTATCATGATGCGGTCGCCCCCTGAAAGCATTGCCCCCATCAGTGACAGTCTGCCCAAGGATATGTTCATCCATGAAAGGCATCTCGCTTCGTGGCAATGGATCTACTTTTTTGATTACTTCCGGCATATTATGATTGGAGTTTGATAAATGAACGGATCACAGGAGAGTCCACGCCGTCCTCGTTTGATTTCAGCACCACCTTAGCCTGCACCAGATGATTATCCCCTAAGTGCTTGAAGCTACCGCGATGCTCTACCATCTTACGCAATTTGTCTTGGCTTTCAGCGCATAGCTTGTGGAATTCAGTATCAGTACAGTATGGGTAATTTTGGATGATATCAAATCCCTTAGTGTTGACATCAGCCCAAAGCTCGACGTTTGTCCCCTCTGGAATGTGATCAGTAAACACTTTGAAATCCTTGAACTCGTCCTTGGTTGTGGACATTTCAGCACTGACGACAGGGAACGTAATGTGACCCTCCTCGGCAAACTTGTCAGGATTCATCTTGAGGATCCCGGATTTGCCATTTGGCCGTGTGTACGAAACAAAGAAGCTATCGCCACCGGCATCGAGCATGTCAGGCTCGTCATAACTAGATGACCAACCGTCCCACGAGACGACCATGTTATTGGCTTGCGAGTTCGAGAGGGAGTTGATGATAGTACCTTCCTCAAATGGAAGCGTAAAAGCCACACACATGACATGGTGGTCGCCCTCCTCTTGCTTGAATATAGTATAGATTTTGTCCTCCCAACCAAAGATCGGCAATGAACGCCAGATCGTCTGTGCCCAAGGGCTCTTGAATGTTTTTTGATTTGGAATACGACGACGGAACCACACCTGATTCCCTGTGTCTTGAAATAGATCGCCACGCTCACCATTAGACAGGAACTTGGCACGAGAGTTGGCAGTACCAACGTACATGTTCGCACCAACGTCACTGGCCGCAGTTGCAACACGCAAACGATACCCAATAGAGGTCATTGTCGCAGACACTTGGCCAGTAGGGAGCGCGAGGGCTTGATTGTTGATATTTCCACGCTTGTCGATCGCACCAACATACGCGCCATTCGTGAAATACATGATACCGCGAATAACCCACGTATAATTGCAGATCCCCGGGCCTGCCTGCAGACCGACGGCATAGTTATCGTTACGGTTGGCAGTCGTACCCCAATCAAAACGACCAATCGTCGTATCAGTGAAGTAGTACAACTTACCAAAATGAAAATCCGCGCCAGTGTGTCCGCCGGTAGCGTTTGGATTTGGTCGTAATTCAGTGCAGAAGCCCCCATCGGTGCGAACCCAGATACGCCCACTCACCATAGAGAAAAAATAGGTCGTTTCATCTGGTGCAGACACAGTGATCACAGCTTCGTCAATATCGCACTTGCCACTTGCCACAGTTGAGGTCACATCATCTACCTCAACACGAGGGAAAAGCCGAGCCGTACCTTGCTCGGTAAAAATATCGACGTTTTCACACTCCTGAACGTAGGAGAGGTTATAACGTGAGCCAGAGATACCACGCTGGGCATCAAGCACTACTGAATTGCGATATGCCATTCCAATATTGTTATTTGTTTTACTCTACCGCCACAGGTTCTTCATCAACTTCCTCAGTTGGATTCTCAGCCTCCTCTTTCTCCTTTGCCATTTGCTCTTCCACGCGAACCTTCGCCTCCTCAAAGTTGACATCAGACTGGTTGCGAGCGGATGGAGCCTCGCTCTCGTCGTAGTCGCCCGGCACTGGTGCCTTGTTTTCTACCAACTGCTCGACGTAGGTCACATTGCCATCGTCGTCAGTATTTTTCTTAACGCCCAACGTTTCTGCAGGGTATTCGATCTCTGCAATCGCCCCACTGGGAGTCTTAAAATATTCTTTCTTCATCATATATTTTTGATTAGCATTGATAACGAACTGGGAACTGGGTCATAACCATCTTATAGTGCCAGTCGACACGATCAGACGGTTGTAGGCTTGGATTGGTGACAGCAAGCGTACCCTGCATAGTAAAGGTTACAGTCTCACCCGGACAAACGATCGGCCCCACAACAACGCGCTCAAGGTTGAGGTCAACGTAGTCATGGCTTGGGCCTGCGCCTGCAGGAATACTGATACCCTTTGATTCTCCACCATTCAGCACACCATTCCAACCATTGATCACACGAGCGTCGAGACTAAACTCGCCACCGCTTTGATTGAAGTAGGCATCCATGAAGCGATCCACAACAACCTGATAACAGACGTTACATGAGTTGTTTGTCCACGAGATCGTGAGTGGCTCGAGTTCGTAGGTGCCAGTCCCCTTGTTGTTTGTCCAGTTTGCATTTTCACTGTAAAGACGAGCGATGATCGGAGCGGTAACAGGCATTGAGTTCTGCTTGAGAGTGATAACACCAGTATCGTTGTCGATACTTGCTCCACAAATCGGCTTATTTGCACCGATGACATTCTCACAAGTCCCTCCGCTTGCAAAAGACAACTCCTGACGTTTCACAACGCGGTCGAGACGGATCCGGCAAGCTGAACAAGAGCAAACAGGATCGCCATTAGCATTGAAAAGCACCATCCAGTAATCCTCAAGCTGAGCGTCACTGAGTGATGCAGTCTTTTCAGGTAGATCGCAAAAGGTTTTACCCTCCTCGTTGCACTCTACTATTTGATCTTCTGGGTTCATACGCATATGTTAGTTAGTTTTTTATATGGCACTTCTTGGGCTATCTCTATATCCATGAATAGGGGGTAGGACTGACCATTGATGCAGACATTAAATTGCTCGCAGGTCGTATCGTCAATCACTTTCTCTCGTCGGAACGTTGGCTTGGTTCGCCTCTTTTTTACCTTGGCGCATCCCTCTCCAGTATTCCAATTGTACGAGCATTTTACAGGGCATGTTTTTTCGCCGTCCACTGTGCCGGCACATGATTTGCAACTCATATTACGTTTTACTTATAGGGATTACTTTCGCGCCCTCATCATCACCGCGACTGCACCGCGCATTTACGTCGGCAAGTAGAGCTTTCTCAAAATGTCGTATTTCTTCCATCGTGTGCTTATCTTCATAACTGTCGTACTTCCCACCGTGCCGAGACTGCATATAGCGACGGATACACCTGAGACGGATCAGAACTGCCATAAAATCATTGATTGCCAGAGCTTCAGAGCCATCAGCATGGATAGAGATCGCAGGCGCGCCCACGTAGGACAGATAACCGCGCCCCCTGCTACTTGGTTGCCATTTGAGTACCAATAGCCCTCTTTCGATCGCGTACGTTGGACAGCACTCATTTCCGCACGCCTTACACGTATTACATTCGACGTCCCAGAGTTGGGATGAGTTACATGAACAGAAACACGCATCAGCAGGCTTCTCCTTTGGTAGACGTTTTGGACAACTGTCGCCACTGTCGAACTCAAACCAGAGCGCGTGGTGGAATCCCTCAGGCAAAACATACTCTCCCATGTAGCCATCCATTCCCGGAGTGAGCGTTTGCACAGGCAGGACATCAAAATCGTACCGCTGAACAAGCGAATCGTTACACTTAGCGTTGCGGATCAAAAGAGAGGTGTAATATGAAAACCAATCTTTTGCATCGCGCACGAAATGATCGAATGGGTATGATTCCTCATTCGTGTCACCGTGCAGGACGATGGTCTCTTCGTAAAGTTGTCGTAATGTAGTCATATTTTTTGGGTTGCTATCCCTCCCCCTGTAAAGGAGGAGAGGAGCAAACCAATTAAGGTTATGCAGGTAGGGCGACACCGTCACAGTCCAAGTCAGGACATGCTTCAGGAATATCCCATACACCAAAGTATGGTGCTTTACCACAAGGCTTGAAGATAGCGTACTTCTTGCTCCATAGGTGGTTCTCACCATGTGAACATGAAATAGGCGTTGCAGTGTACTTCATAGGTCGATCCCAGAAAGTATACGCTCCTCGAACTCCAATGTAGAGCTTGTTAGCAGGGAAGTTTGCAGAAGCATACCAAGGTATACCACTGTAATCTCCTACGTAACCATCGTTCCACTTGAAGTAACCATTACGGTAAGGGCTCCGCGTGTGCGAATTGTCAATGAGCTTGCCCATTGTTTCGATCGGAGTGAGTGTCTTATTTGAGCTAAAGATCATAAGATCTTCCATGTCCAAATTAAGGTCATCCGCGATACAACCGAGCAATCGATCCAACTGCTCGTAAGCAGTGTCGATCTCCCATGAGGTAATTGATGCACTAACGTTAGGGGCCTGGCCTGGATCATTCGCTACTGCTTCGAAAGCAAGACGGTTCTCGAACTTCGCAATACTGTAAGCGATAAGTCGCATTTTCAGTTTTGCATATGAAAGAGCTCCGTTCTTACCAATCTCCATAGCTGTATCTTCATCACAGAAAGGGTCGATGCAGAGAGATTGTGAAAGGGTTTTATTCTTTCGTACAATTCCTTTGCTAACGTCCACCTCTTTGGCGACACAGTTATTTGCCGGCGCACATTTGTACTCGCTCGGCTCTGGAAATTCTCCGTGACAGTTGTTCTCGCGCAGTGGGATGTAATCCGTTTCGCGAGCGACAAGTCCAGAGTTGAATGCAATAAGCTTCTCCTGCACATAATTTGGCATCAGTTTCGTGTGAAACATTTTGATGAAATTATTGTACTGGTCAGGATTAACGCAGTGACCATCGTGATACGGAAGTGCTGCAGAAACTGCATCACCATCCGCGAATTCAAAATTAGTCAACATTGTTCTAGGGCCATGACTCTAGCCCGGGGTACTAAACAACTCGGCCCTCGTCAACCATGCGGTCGATTTCCTCAGCTGAAAGGTTTTCTGCCTTTTTCGCTAATTGATCTTGCGTGATGGTTGCTTTATTGCCGGGGTTGCGAACGCCAGAACTAGGCAAGGCTTGTTTTCGCTTATTAGAAGCTTCATCCGCTCGGATTTTACTCTCCGCAAATGATGCCTGTCCTTTGAAGTCATAGACATCAAAGTCACCACCCTCGTTCTCCCACACATCGAGTACTGATACTCCCTGTGCTTCGGCGACCTTTTCTACCTTTTTCTGAACATGGATAAATTCCGGGTTGGTGCGTACAATCTCTCGGACTGCCAGCGCGTTGATGGTCGGGTCTACTCCACCATTAGGAGCTTGTGGCTCTTCCTGCTTTTGAACAGGTGGTTTTTCGCTCTTCTTACCAACGGGTGCTTCAGCACCGCCGTTTTCTTCCGTGTTTTCGATCTCGGCGAGACGCTTCTCGGCCGCAACCTTTGCTTCATAAGCACTGTTACGTTCCGTAAAAGTTTTTCTCACACCATCGAGGTCTTTGTAGTCGCGTTTGTCCGCCTCACTAAATTCCTTTACTATTTCTGCCCTCACTTGTTTTTGAATGGCTATGTAGCCCTCTTCGCCAACTTCTTGCCTTGCACGTTGTGCTGCTTCGGCATTCATTTGAGCAGAAACCGCATCGAAATCATCGTGTTGCGATTTGTCTTCGGGACTCCCACCTTGAGGTGTCTCAAGTGATTGAGGCTCAGGTGCTTGTGTATCTTCCAACATTAAACTAGGATTAGATTTTTAACTGCGCTACTCTATCGTCATAAAGCATCGCACTGAAAATCCAATCACATGATCGGTTTAAATAATTTTTTAAGGATCTTGGTTGTGGTTACGCGACGGAATATCTCCTCATCGCGCGCAGGCCCAAGCTCGTACTTCTCCAATCCCTCAAGCGTATCGCATATCTCAATCTCCTTTTTTACCTCGTCAAAAAGGTATTTCAAGAAATCGGGATCTTCTTTCATTTGTCGCCACCACTCGGTGCGGTGATCGATGTTGAGCTTCTGCGCGTTGCCCTTTTCTTTCTCCATCAAAACCTTTGCCTCAAAGTCCTTGACCTTCTTCGGCTGGTAGCCTTTGACGGCCGGCTCCTGCACAGTTGCTTTTGCGATATTCTTTTTTGACTTATTCTTTCGACTCATGTGCATATTATATCACAAAACTTACCCCTGCGGAGCCGGGCTTGCTGGTTGTTGTGTGGCATCTGCTGGATTGGCCGCAGTACCACTTTGCGCTTTCGCCTGTTGCATGAACGCCTCAGCCTCTTGCGCTCGTTCCAACTTCTCCTGCACTTCCTCGTCGGTGTGGTACATATCAGGATCGTGCGTGCCACTAATCGAGTACGTCAGCTTCTCAATAACCTTGCGACGGTTGATATAAGGATCAGACTGCGCCTGCTCGAGCATGAATTTGTACGTCTCCAATTCTTTCTCATCAGACAAAGACTCCTTTGTGACGTGGAAGTCAAAGAATATATCAAGGTTCTCAATAACGCTTTTCTTGAACTTCTTGAGGTTGATCGGCATCTCGCCCTTACCAAACAGAGAGTCCATTTTTGTGTTGTAGGCCTTGTAAAGCCCATCAATGTCAGAGAGCATGGCATTCTCGCCAGTTTTCTTTTTGTAGTTCGCAAAGATCTTTTTGTAATTCTCGTTGAAATGGTTGACGAACATGAACTTGCGGATCTCAGCTATGCGCTTTGGATCCCCAATGAGTGGAACGATACCCTCGCGACGGATATTCATAAGCAAAGACTTCGCGTAAAGCCCAAGCAACTCACGGTACGCAAGCCCCTGTTGCTCGATGAAGTAGTTGAACGTCGCCTGTTGCTCCATCGCTTCTTTGTTGACCTGCGTGGCAGTCTTGTTTGCCTTTGATTCCTGTGCTTTGTAATCGCCCACGATCTTCATCGCAAGCATATCCAAGAACTGGTAATCGTTGAAGAACCACTGCATAGGCTCGCCGAGCGTCATGTGGTCAATCTTTTCATTCTCGCCATACTCCAAAAGCGCGCCACCCTCAATACCTTGCTTGAGAGCAGTCTCCACAGTGCGCTCCGTGTCGCCACCGTCCGAACGCTGATAAAGCCAGATAGATTTGTACGCAGAAAAGTCACCTTTACGCTTGAGGTGTGATAGGTCGTCCATTGTTTCCTGCAAGGCGCGCACGAGGACAGGGACACCAAAGCCAACGCGAGTAAGCTCCTTGATCGGATTGATGAAATCAAGCTCCACATACGCATCGCGGTCAAAAGTCTCTCCATTGTAGGTCTCAGTCATGCCAGAAACATCACGGTACAGCTCGTCAAACGCATTGTAGTCGCCCATTTTGTAGTTCTCGTAAGAAGCCTGCGAGTGATTGTAGGCAAACTTTGCGTAGTTTTGGCGGTTGAAAAACACTGCCTTACCCCAACGCATCTCGCCATCAATGTAGTGATAGTCCCAGAACTCAAAGAATGACACCTCGTCCGTGTCGGTCATCCGTAGCATTTCGATCTCCGCAGTCACGCGGTCAACGACCTCATCCTCAAACCCCTCAAAGTATTTCAGAGCTTTCTCGAAGTCCATTTTGACCTCCTCAACCTTTCGCACGTGTTTGTCGTCCTGCCCATACCAGTCATAAGCAATAATGTTATACCACGAGACGACATAAACATCGTTGCCAGACACCTTGAGCAAAGCCTTACCGTACTTACTGGCCGCTTCGCGCGCATCATTCAAGAACCTGCCGAACTGGAAATGCTTGAACGCGTACTGCATGATCTCCTGAAGCAGAAACAAAAAACCACGAGTGAGCTTGTTCGTGTGGGCATTGCGCACCTTGAGTAGGATGTCGCGCGTGTCGATGTCAGTGAAAAACACAACCGTCCGCCAGATTGGGAACGTGATGTTGTACATCAATTTGCTGATCTTTGCATTGTGATCCATACCGCGCTCATAAAAGCTCGAGAGAACAGAGTCAGCATATTCAAACTCCTCGCGGATATTTCTTGTGTTGCCACCCGGGATGTCAACGCAACCGTCATTATATTTCTCCACGAAGTTCTCAAGCCGGCGGAGAGTAAGCATTTTCTCCTCCTCCACCTTTGTCTCTTCGTCTTTTTGTGCCTTGCGCTTTTCTTTGAGGAGCTTGTCGGCGAGCGTTCCGATGTCCTCTGGTTTTGGATCAAGCATAGTGTTTTTCTTTATATAAGCACATTATATCACTTTTTGACTAAAAGCGGACGACTCTCAACCCTGCTTTTTTCTCCTTTTTGACCTCAAAAGACATACGCATGATAAACGTGTCCATGATATCAGGCGAACGGCCCAGCAATTCTTTCATGTCGGACTTCGGTATAATGCCCAGTTTTTTCTCATCTTGCTGCAATGAGCGTAGCACCTGCAACTCCTCGACAAGCAACTCATACTCCGCCTGATCGAACGTGCAAGCCATCATGCGGTCATTGATCAGGTCAGCAAGCATATACGCACACTGAGCCTTGAAGTTGACATAGTTGAGTTTGAACTCCGCACCGTCATGATCCTTTGCATCGTCACTGGTCGTCGGCGAACTGTTTGCGATGAACCCACGTGCACCCTTGCACTGGTCGAGAACGCCACCGCCCACACCGTCCTCATCGATAACGATACGCGAGCGAGGGATTTGCTCCGTGTTGGCAACCGCCTTGACCGTATCAGATACGACCTCAGTGTCCTCCTGCTCCAGCACTTTCACGCGCACGGCATTCAGACCCTCCCACGTGACAATTTTGGTTTTATCCTTACCTTTGCGAGCCACATCCACAGAAATGAACTTGATCGGCTTGATCTGCTGGCCATTGTCATCGACTGCGAGAGCGAGGACGTTGGTGCGGAGATCCGTCATAGCCTCGTAGGAGATCATGGCGTTTTCATTGTCGTCGTACTCCCAGTTGCCAAGCATGAGCCTCTGCCGGGTGGCAATATCCTTGATACTAGACAACTGCTCCCCATACGTGTCGGCGGTGTGTGGATTATCTTTGTACAGCGACTGGATAAAGCGCATATTGTCAGGCAACACGCCCTGCTTCCAAGGCTTGTAGAAATCATTGTAGATCCAGTTCTTCTTTGGATTACAGGTAATGAGCATTTTAGGAATAAGATCATATTGCTTATTCTTGAAACGACCAATACGTGACTTCAGCACATCGAACGCCATCGAGTGAACCTCACCACCCTCCTCAATGAAACCAAGCGTGTACTCGATCGAACCATACCGCTCGTAATTGGGATCACTAGGGACGTTCTGCAAGTCCAAGAGATCGATGCGCGACCCATTCTCAAACAGGATATAGGAATAGTTTGCTTTGTATTTCCACAGGTGCGACACGCCGTGATGCTTAGACACCTCCTGAAACGTGATGAACGTGGACTGCATGATCCGCTTGAGCTCCGCGCGCCCAATGAAGCACTTGATACCCGGATAGGACAAGCACTGGGTCAAAAGCCATTCACACCCGAGCCACGTTTTACCACCACCTGCGCCACCACCAAAAACAACATAGTTGACGTTGCGATCCTCGAGAGCGAAGAACGCATCATTCTGCTTCAGTGTTGGCTTCAGTGTCATCTCCATCGCTTTCTGCTAGTTGTGGAATTATATAATTGATCTGCTTCAGTGGCTCGCCCCCAGACTTGTGGTCAATCTCCTTAGGGATAGGGCCATGAACGCGATCCTCCAACCGCCTGTCGAAGCGGTGGTCGCCCCTGAGAGCATGTTTGATACGGTTAGACATCAAAGCCACCTCAACCTGCTGAGGAGTCATCTTGTTGGTCTTAGCGTAAAGATCAACGGCCTCGCGGTACAACGTCATCCATTGCTTCGTGCCGACCTTCATGCCCTTTGGATTGCCAGATTTGCCCTTAGGCCAAGGTTTCAGGTGCTTATTCTGCGGTCGCTCACCTTTTTGCACTGCCTTTGACACTGCCTTTGCCTCAATCTTACTAGATGACAACTTCTTAGAAGTTTTGTCAACTGGAGGGTCAGGCATAGGTGCTGGTGGTTTCGCAGGGGGTGTCATTCTTTTATTTACCATCTTTCTCGTTATTCTTACCTAATTTACTTATTAATTACTTGGCAGGGAGGTGGGAATCGAACCCACGCTCAGCCTCTTGGGAAAAAAGATTACAAAACCCCGATACTTTTTTTGACCAGCTCTACCAATATGAGCTTACTCCCTCGTATTTTACTCCATATCTATCTCCAACGCACCCCTATCGGAATTAAGCATTTTTATAAAAGCGGTGGTGTGATCCGTGAACTTCATCTCGAACATCTCGTAGGCATTCTCATCTATGTCGTCGATATCCTTAGCCTTTACCCTGCGAATGGATAGTATCGTCTTGAGATCAAACTGGCCCAGCTTCTTCAGTTCCGCTTCCTCTGCAGGTTTTACGTGGATCCTGTGATATAAGTCTGGATTTTCATCCATCAACTGAGCCTCCCTCCTGCGAGCCATTATGTTGAAGTAGGGATTGCCGGCGCAACCTCGATCGACATCACACATAAATGGGTGCTCCCTTACTTTCTCTACCATATAATATCCTCACCGTTTTTATTAATGTTGTTACGCCCAGTGTAGTCTACGTACCTTTGAATGATAACATCCACGAACTTCGGATCCAGCTCCATGCCGTAACACTTACGCCCGGACTTCTCTGCTGAGATGAGGGTAGACCCAAAACCAAGGAAAGGATCAAGCACGATATTACCCGGGAGGGATGAGTTTGTGATACCACGCGTGCAGAGATCCACCGGCTTCATTGTAGGGTGCTGTTTGTTTTTGTCAGGCTTCGGGATTTCCCAGATGTCGCCCTCGATACCGCCCTCCTCCATCTTGAGCCACTTGGATCCATCAGTGTCCTCTCGAGCATTCTCCTTGACGACGTCCCCAAGGTTTCGCTTCCCAGACCAATAATGCGAGGATCCCTCGAACCACCCATAAAGGATAGGCTCGTACTGGCGTTGGTAGTTACTGCGACCCAGAGTGAAGCGATCCTTGACCCAGATGATAAACGTAGACCAGTGACCCCCATTATCCTCGAACGCCTGCTGAAGTGTGTGGAGCTCGGATGAGGACATTGCGATATAGACATCCCCCACAACAAAAGGCTTCATGGCCGAGATTGCATCGGATAGGAACTGGTAGAACTCCCCCTCCTTGAATTTGTCATTCTTGATCTTGCCGGCTGTCCCCTGATAATCCACGTTATACGGTGGATCCGTGAAAACCATGTCAGCTTTGTCCCCCTGCATAAGCAACTCCATCTGCGTGAAATTGGTAGCATCGCCACACATTACACGGTGGCCACCGAACTCGTAGTAGTCACCCTCCGCAGAACGCACAACACCACCCTCGGATTGCGCCGGGATGGCATCGTCTTTCTCTTCTGGGCTGAGGATGATGTCGTGAGAAAACCCCATCTCCTCTGGCTTGGTGCCGTACTCTTTCTCGATCATTTCGATCTCCGGGTGTAGGAGTTCGTTATTCCAACCACTCTCGGCGATCTTGTTATCCATGAGACGGTACTCAGCGGCCTCCTGCTTCGTGAGTGGCTCCGGGCGTTGACCGCCAGAGATCGTCTTTCCATTGCGCTCAATCCACACCTCGTCGAGGTTGAAGTTCTCGCGGTACTCCTCGTAGGCCATCCAACGGCCGTGACCAACCACGATCACATCCTTATCATCAATCACAATCGGCTGTTGCCATCCGAACTTAGAGATACTCTCGGCTATTAATTTGACCTGTTTCGCCGGGTGCTCTTTTGCATTTTGAGGATACGGTTGCACATTCATAGTGTATATATAGACTTATTTATTACCTATATTATACCAAAAATCATGCCATCAGTACACTACTCATCGTTATCTTCATGTCTCAAACTGTTGAGATATTTCTCGTTTTCTTGTGCCAATTCTATGAGAGCATACCCCAGTTTTTTCAGCTCATCATCTGACCATGTAGAGAATTCAGAATTGAAAATACTGATATGCCCATGTACAGTACTTGTCGGCTTTACCATAGCATTGACCTCATCGCCAGACATAATGACTTCCATCGGAGATCGGCGTAGCACAAAATTCTCGCCATGCTCATTCTCAAACTCAACCTTTGGCAACGTATCCATCGCCTTTAAAAAATCTTTCTTATTCATATTTTTGATTTGTTAGATAACCAATTATAAACCCACAGAACATCGCACCAATCGTCGCACTCTCACCTGTGTACCAAGCAAGGATGACAAAGCCGATAAGAATCCAAAATACCTCATCCTTCATAAGATTATAATTTATCTTCTACTTTAGCTACTACGTGGAATGGGAGATAAAAGGATTTATTAGTATCATCTTCTACACTCTCATTTAAGTCATAACATGACCTACGAACATCTTGGATTACATACTCTCTATCCAGTGACTGTTCTATTTCATGTATGTATGGCAACTCCCTCGCTATCTCCAATATCTCCACCTTATCTCCTACTTTGAGCAGTTTTGGTGCTGGGGTTACGATAGCGTATTCACCATGCGTATTTTCCTCTATTTCTTCGTGAGTATATCCATGACAGTATTCGCCTTTATCGCTTATAAACAACTCATCATGCTCCTCGTAAGAATGAAATATAACATCTTCGTATGGCTCATACTTTCCAAGTGCTACAGATACCCTATGCCCCTGCTCCAACAATGTTTGTAAATGTTTTGCGTTCATATGCGCTTGTTTTCTTTCATCCAATTATAGAGAGCATTCAGCGACTTCCTGAAACTCCCAGATGAGAAACTCTGGGACTCGTGAACTATGGGGACATCTGAAACATACCGGTACTGCACAACACACTTGCTCTCGTACTTAAAGAACGTGACATTTGAAATATCTGTGCCGAGTGCGTCCAGTATTTCGTCAATTGAAAGGTTTTTGCTCATTTTCTTCTTCTAAATATTTAATCCAACTCGACTGCGGAACGCGATCTAGGTACTCCTTGAGCTTTCCTATATCGCACCCCTCCCCCAGCTTTCCATCACGGATCATACCGTCGCGGATCTTCGTGAGATTATGGAGTGCCACATCGCCGTCCTTGGCAATATCGATCGTGGCATTTATCTCCTTTTTCTCAGGATAGACCTGCGCCCAGTATTTCTCCATCATAATATCGCGCCTGACCTGCTCCTCTGGGCTTACTTCTCCTGCCATGTGTCAGGATTCGTGATAAACCAACGCTTCTCATCGTTGCGATACTTCCATACCTCGTGGGTCTCGTCACTCATAGCAATGAAACCGTAAGGTGTTTTCTCGATATCAAACTTGTAACCACTAGGCGGTGCGAAGTCTGGCACTTCCTCATCCTCCTCATTATGAGGATTGGTCAAGTTTCTTTCAGCGTGATCCAGATTACTAGCCGTCGATGGAGTGCCGTCTTTTTCGTCCTCGCCAGTACCATCACACTCACAATCAACTTTTTTCTTTTTACACTTTGGACATTTGCCAAGTAGCCACGCGAGTAACCACTTAAGGAACTCGATCACACCCATGAGGATGCCGGCTAAAAATATCTGCAGGGCCTTGGCAAAGAACCCTGAGAGTAACTTAAGGTAGAACATTAGACTTAACGTAAAAATATAACTGCAGGTAACGCCTGTAAACCTTAAGGCTCAACAGGATTACCGCCAACCTTAGAACTCGCATGTTTTGCTACCTCGACAAGTCCCTCATCTTCCTCACACAGATCACTCTCACATGGGAGATTGATGATTTCATTGCCTCGGTCGATTAGAAGTCGATTATAAACGTCCTCGATCAAAAAAGACAACTCGTTCTCTTCCTCGGACTTGAAGTTCTCGTAACACCGAAGATCAATACCACGATAGGTCAAAAGCGAGAAATGCTCGGCATCAATCAAGGACTTGAGTTTGATATTTTGTGTACCCAAGTCATTCATTTTGACCAGTTCTTCAGTACACTCGATACACTCAATGCCCTGCTTATTGACAATAGCCCAGTCGCCAGTCTTAAGAAGTGCCTCCATTTTTTTCAGGAGAACATTCATCTGATCCCTTTTTTCTCGCTTCAGATCCTTATTCATGGTCTATTTCTTAGCGGTCTTTTTGGTTACCTTTTTCGCGACACGTTTCGCGGTGCGCTTGGTCGCTTTTTTGGTGCTTGCTTTCTTGGTGCTTTTCTTACTGCTAGCCTTTTTCGTCGCAGATTGTTTTGTAGCACTTCCTCCGTTGGATTGAGTGGATTTAACATCTTGGTCTCTTAGTTCTTTTACCTCTTTTTGCAGAGCCACAATTTGTGCGTCCTTACGACGGATCGTCTTGCGGAGAACGATCTCGATTCTTGCTCGTTGTTTGCCGGTCTTTTGCGATAGCGCAAGGCGACGTGATCGCCTATCTGGTTGCTGTACCATAGTTTTAATTTATTGTTATGCCGTAATTATACAGTATTATCGATATGCATAGTCCACCGACCGTGACTAATAACGCATATAATACTTTCTCTGGTAAATTCATCATCGCACAAATACATGAAACTTATTACTTACGGGGAACTTCTTGAAACTAGCACCCATCAGAAACGCCTCAGTCGCACTGCACAGACAATGAAACTCGTCCGGCTTCTTTGCCCCCTCATTCTTTCGTAAAGCCTTGCTGAACGCATACTCGCCACCGTTATCTTTCATCCACTGAATGAAGCCACGCTCTAACTCCTCCGCTTTATTGCCAGAGAACTTGACCTCGTAGTGATGCTCTGGGAATGAGAAATCTATAATGTGGCCATTTACTAGCTCGATATTTTGATGTGTATGTTCAACGATTGTCACAACTGTATTCATGCGCTTCATGGCCAATAGCCACCCAACGCTGAACACCATGCCGATCTTTTGGAATACTCGACTAAAGAAACTCACAATGATCATCAGTAAAAGTGAAAAACTTTTCATAGATAAATCTTATTTGTTACTACCTCTATTATACTACATTCTGGCGATATTTTTTCTCCGCCATTTTCTCCCAATCATTAACATCATCCTCGTTAAAATCATTATGGATGATACTATCATCGACCTTGAAATAATTGCGATACATGGTGGACTTGAGACAAGTCCCCACCTGTGTCGGCTCTACAAACCAATGATCCAAATGTACGATATTGTAGTCCTCCTCAATTATCGTCCTGTGAAAAGTCCGATAATATATACGATTACCCTCAACCATAAATATCTCTCGCAACCACAGGGTATTCTTGTGCATAAATACATGACCTACCTTCATAAACCTTTTGACTTAATAATTTCTCGGCTCTCCGCTCGTATCGCTTTGAGGTCATGCTTTACGGATTTATAGACCCCCACGATCTCCCGGAGATTCGCACGCCCATAAAGCTCGACTAGAAACGCCTCGAACTCCTTGGGCTTCCCGGAATGGAACGAGTTGCAGTCCCGGCACTGTGGAAATATGAGCTTACGCTCAAAGCGCAGATCACTCCTAGCCCCCCGGGACTTGAAATGACCGGCATCCATAGTACCACTATCCCACTTTTCCACTCTCCCACAGGTCACACACTTACAGAAACCCTGTTCATTCGCATGAAATGCCCTCACACTGCGATTAAATAGAGTTTGCGTAGTTGTGATACTTTTTTCGTATTTTATCTTCTTGGCGGTCTTATCAAGGCTATCGAGCTCCTTGGCTCGCTTCATTTTTGCCTTGTCGACGTGACCGGCCACAAAAGCATCAACACATTCATCGTGGAGGACGGATAGCTTCACGCGAGTAAAGCCTCCGTCCTCGTCGATCTTTTTTTTGCACTGGCGACAACGCATCTATTTAGAGTCGCGCTCAGCGTTTAGATCCTTTTCTCCCATTCGGCCAAGCTCCATACCCATCCACATTTTACCCTGCTGTAAATTTGTGATCGCAAGAGAAATCTCGCGACTTGGCGCATGATTCTGCAGAGCGGTCACAACGTGTTGGATATCCTTGCGAACCGCTTTCACTCCATCGACAGATAGAGGTAGCTTTTCTTTTTGGTTTGGCTGTTCTGGTGGCATAAAATTGATTTTATGTAAATAATACTAGCACTTACCGCTGACTACGAATCGGACAAATAGCCACTTCCGCACGACAGCGTTCTTTGATTTCTGAACGAGATCGCCGGGAGTAGTCCCAAGTCGCATCGTCACGATCGATCTGGCATTCATGCTCAAATACCTCGTGCTTGTTGCGTTTTCCACTTGGGCCGTTACTTTTCTTTTTTTCCGGTGCTGGCGTGAT